TATCCTACAACTTTTTCATCGAGGATCATTTCTTCAATATCCGCAATGACATCTTCTCCTGATTTTAATAAAGATAGTTTAACAGTCATTTTTGGTTTTTACCTTCTATGATTATAGCATAAAAAAGAGGGTAGTCAATACCCTCTTAATCTATCTCGAACATATTATTTAGAGATACTCTTTACGAGCGTGGTGATCTGGAATTATTTTTCCCAGTTGTACCAACAAGAGACCGTCGGTGAATTCCACTCCTCGGACTTCAGTATCATCTGAGATTGTCCAGACCCTAGTGAACGACCGCTGGGCCAATCCTTGGTGGATAAATTCTCCATTAACTTTCGATTTTTCCTTTTTGCCTTCCACATATAGTTTTCCAAACTCTGTGTAGACTTTAACTTCTTTTTTCTTGAATCCCGCGAGCGCGATTTCGAGTCTCGATTCGACATTGTTTATTTGTACAATATTATATGGTGGATAATTGGAAGTCGTATCCATATTAAAGAACCGATCCAGGTAATCATCCATTCCTATGCTGTTCTTACTTATCTTCTCAAAGAGTTCTGGAAGATTGGCAGCATGATACCTTGCTAAAGTGTTCATGGTTATTAGCTCCTTTTAAGCGAGTTTGTGTTGTGTGGACCCCGAAGGCATCCATACCTATTTATAGCACATAACTCGATTTACCAGGTTCGGGTATTCCCCATATACCTTTACAATAGTCACGTATTGATCTATCAGATGAAAAGAATCCTGACCTCGCAACATTCATCAAGGACATACGTTGCCAACTTTTCCAGTTCTTCCATTCATTACTAACCCTATCCTGAGCATCACAGTAATCAGAGAAGTCAGCAAAGACACAGAAAGGATCATGATTTAATAGATTATCTACAAGTGGTTGGAAAATATCCTTATTACCATTACTAAAATGTCCTCCCTTAACAAGGTTTACTGCCTCCCAAAGTTCATCACTCATATGACTCTTAGGATCATATCCATTTGCCCACAAATCTGCTATCCCTTTCTCATCATTACCAAAGAGGAAGAAGTTATCCTCTCCTACAAGATCTCTAATCTCTACATTAGCACCATCTAATGTACCAATAGTTAATGCCCCATTCATTTGGAACTTCATGTTCCCTGTACCTGATGCTTCTTTACCAGCAGTAGAAATCTGTTCTGATAAATCAGCAGCAGGATATACTTTCTCTCCTAACTTCACACTATAGTTTGGTAAGAATACTACACGTAACTTACCATCCATATCAGGATCGGTATTAACAACATCTGCTATATGACATATAAAGGAAACTATCAATTTTGCAAAATAATATCCCGGTGCTGCTTTACCACCAAAAATTATAGTTCTTGGTACTACATCATGCCCATTCTTAATACGAAGATACTGAGTGATTACCCACAATGCAAGGAGATGTTGTCTCTTATATTCATGTATCCTTTTAACCTGGACATCAAATATACTGGAAGGATCAACGGAGATACCAAGCTCCTCATGAATATAATTAGCAAGATTATGTTTACCAATAACCTTACATGTTGCAAACTTTTCTATCAGTCCTTCATCATCTATATGATTCTCTAAATTCCTCAGAACCTCACCATTGGTAATCCACTCAGGACCAGCATACTCATCAAGTACCTCAACCAAACCTGGATTAGATGTAGCAACCCATCTTCTAGGAGTAACACCATTAGTTACATTCGTAAACTTATGTGGCCATAGATCATTAAACTCTGGCATTAACTGAGTCTTAACCAACTCAGAATGAAGTGCTGCTACACCATTAACATGATGCGAACCTATGGTTGCAAGGTTTGCCATACGTACTGACTTATTACCTCTCTCATCAATGATAGACATCTTCTCTAACAACGAATCATCACCAGGATAATGAAGTCTTACTACCTGTAAGAATCTACGATTAATCTCATAGATAATCTCCATATGCCTTGGTAATAGATTCTTAAAGAGTCTTAGATCCCACTTCTCCAATGCCTCTGGAAGCAACGTATGATTAGTATATGCAATAGACTTAGTTGTTATCTCCCATGCTGGTTCCCATTCAAAATGTTTGAGATCCACAAGAATTCTCATCATCTCTGCAACTGCCACAGCAGGATGAGTATCATTAAGTTGAACTTGATACCTATTTGGAAACTCTTCTAAAGGTACATTACACTTCTCCAAGTTACGTACCATATCATGAAGAGAAGCACTAACAAAGAAAAACTGCTGCTTTAATCTTAATATCTTACCATCATCTGTGCCATCATTAGGATAAAGAACCTTAGAGATAGTCTCAGACTGTACTCCCTGTTCAACAGATCCCATATAGTCACCTATATTAAAAGCATAAAAATCAAATATCTCAGTTGCATCTGCTCTCCATAGTCTCAATCGGTTACAACAATTAACTCTATACCCTAACTGCATTACATCATAAGGAACAGCAACTACTGTTTCACCAGGAACCCAACGAACTCTATAATTTTCTCTATCTGAAATATAATTCTCTACTCTTCCACCAAAACCTACAAGAACAGACTCATCTGGTTGAGCAATCTCCCATGGCCATGAACCATGTAACCAGTTATCCGTAACTTCTATTTGAACATTATCTCTTATAACTTGCTTAAACATCCCAAACTTATATCTTATACCATAACCAGTAGCAGGGACCTTCAGAGTCGCCAGAGACTCCATATAACACGCTGCAAGACGACCTAAACCACCATTACCTAATCCAGGTTCCTCTGCTAAATCAAGCACCTGTTCTAGGGTTAAATCATACTCAGACAATGCTTCCTGTGCTTCTTTCTGAAGTCCTAGATTAAGAAGATTATTGCCAAGTTGTGGTCCTATTAAAAATTCTGCCGAGAGATATGCAACTTCCTTATCATTGTTACACACTTCTGGACCAAGATGATATGTCATCATCTGATCCCTCACCGCATAGCATAATGCCATGTAGATGTCATGAGCACTAGCAATCTCTGGTCGCTTCCCTAATGTATAGAAAAGACGTTCCTTTATTCCATTATAAAGATTATTCATTTAAGAAATTTTTTCACACGAAAGTTACGACGCCATGGTCTCCCATGAGTCAGAAAGAAATTAGTATAATTGACGATCACTAAGAGAATCAATAATAAAGTGTTAATCTCCATCAAATACCCAAAGCAATACGAAAACAATAGCACACAATAGTGTAACTGTATAGAGAAGTAATAAAGTTAATCATTACTCTTCCTGTACTTTACCTTTCTTTCCTATATTATACTTCTGTTCCAGTATCCAGTCACCTTTATCCTTATATGCTAACACTTTAATCTGATTTAAGGGTGCAATATCGGAGACATCATCTTCCTTTACTATTGAAATAAGTCCCCAATCAGCAAGTAAGCGAGCAATGCGGTTGCGTCGTTGTACATCATTAACTGTGAGATTAGCATGTTTTCCATCCAACGCAAATAATTCTTTAAAATGCACAATAAAATATCTACCCTGCTTATGCAGTATATGGCATGACTGATATAGTTTCTTTTCCTTTCTTGATGCTACACCAATTCTTGTTAGCGTCTCACGGACTTTTAAAAAATCATCTGGTTCATTTAGTGTCACCTCTACCATTTGGTCTTGAGACCACTGTACAGTAGGTTCTACAGTAGAACTAGTCATTTTATTCCTCCAGTGTCAAGTCGTTGTTTAATGTAATCCAGTTGTTGCTTTGATAAAATTTTCAGTGCTTGCGAAGCCTTGTCGTTACTATAACCATAGTATTGTTTGACACTTTGGAGATCCGTGACTTTTTCCTTTCGGAGCCAGGGAGAAAATCTCTTCCTTTTTCTAAGAGTATTTAGATAAAATGAATACTGCATATCCTTATCAAGGTTAGGATACTTGTTCATTTCATTGGCAAACATAATGCAATCAAGATGTCCGGATAGACAACGATTAACAATATAAGGAGGATAATCTCTTATGTCTTCAGAGAGATCTTCCTTAGTAAAGTTAATAGAATTTAGCCAATCTTTAAGCTCCATACATATCCTCATATCCAGGATTTAAATCTGCCCAGACATCGGATGCTATTATAGGTTCTCCTTCTGCTAATGCCTCAACCATCTCTGGAGTTAAATGGTCAATTGTATTTGCTTCTATCTTTGAATAAGGATCAATCTCCTGCATTAAATCCTCCGTATTTCTAATTAGATTATTATACTTAGGATCTGATTTAGCAAATTCTTGTTCTCTCTTTGTTGTATAATGACAAATAACTGGATTAAAATACTCCTGATGCTTCTGTTCTATCCACCCATGAGTGACGTCCTGAACGGCGAATAACCCCCCCACAGCACCTATACGACTCAATATAACCCACATAACATATTCATCCAATATACGTCGATTTGGCATAGGAACAAAGACTTTATTAGTTGTCACCTTATCCATCAAATCAATCATATCATCCAATGATTGAGCAATCATTTTATGAACACTGTCATTGAGTAACAGAACTCCCATGCAGAATTTATACATGGGAGCAATACCACCCAAATCATATATCCCTAGGTCAACCATATCCAACTGTTCTCTTATATTTCTTCCTCCTCCCGTATTGGGATCATGACGAAATCCCATCTCCTCTCTACCATATACCTGGCAAGTGCAATAAGTATCAAAGACATATTGAACATCATCATTAAAGATGACATCTGAATCCACATAGAGAATATTATAATCTTCTTCAAAAAATTTAAGATTACACCATCGATGAATAAACAAATGGTTATGATTAAATCCTTCTACAAAAGGTGTAACCCTTACATTATATTCAGTACTGAAATAAAGGGGAACAAGAGAAGGATTATCACAAAACAAATAAACAGGTATTTCATTATTAAACTCCCTTAAAGATTTGATACTGTGGTCAAAACGCCTCATCTCATGAGTATTAATATGTTCATGAGGACTGACCTTATATGAATAGAAAACAATGTTTGGAAACTTATTTTCTCGACACCGTAGGGTATCTAATTTTTGACGTACTGTTTGTTTCATAACGAATAATTCATAAGTAATAGTTCCTTTCTACTCTTTTGATCTCTCATATACTCACCCACAGAGCGCATAGTATATGTTAAATCAAACTCAGCAGCTTTCCAATCTTTAAACCTATCCCTAACTAACTGATCGGAATTGTAACTAACCATCATAGGTATAGAATACTTGTCGCAGTCACTAGCAAACCTATCGTGATCAAATCCTTTGTGCATGGATCCTTTACGTCCATAGAGGTTATCTTTAATGTCATAAGGAGGGTCAAGATACATAAAAATATTTCTATCATTATTAGTCTCCATCAAATATTCATAAGAATAATTGTTTATGTTCCAATTCGATATGATTTCTTGATACCCAGGTAACTTCTCAATTCCCCTAAGTGAAAAATTGCTAACGGAAGCTTGAGATGAAAAACTAGAGCTTTCTGTAAGACCACTAAAACTGCACTTATTAACAATATAAAAAGCCACAGCACGATCAAAGGATGAACAATCATTGCTATTAATGCGTTCCTTAGAACTAGTGAAAAGTATTCTTGCTGAATTGGGATCATTGTGTTTAGATTTTAATTCTGATAACTGATCTTTTAATTCTACACCAAACATCTGCAATTGTTGCCAGAAGTTTACAAGAGGTTCATAAAGATCATTTACCCATATATTTAAGTCCGGATACTTTTTTGCTACATATATCGCAACACTTCCACCACCAAGGAATGGTTCACGAAACTCATCGTAATCCCTCAGGTCTGGAAAGTATGGAGCCATCTTAGTGCAAGCACGGGACTTACCTCCAGGGTAGCGGAGAGGTGTTTTAAGTGCTTTCATGAGACCTAATTACAGGATTTTTAGTTTTATTGGTGAGAGTAATGAACTTATCTGCTGCAAATGTTCCTGCAACATTAACAGAGATCTCATCACCATCATGCCAGATCTCTTCTCCATTCTTCTTACGCATGTCTAGTGCTTTCTCTAGATCATCAATAATCTTCTGTGTAATTTTCATGGCCAATCAGGATATCTAAGCGGGGTTTTCAGAGATTTCATCGTCATACTCAATAATAATGCGTTTCACAGTCTGACCGGAGGTACTAATTACTGTTTGATTAAGATACGTCCCTCCCAATTCATGAGCAAGTCTTTCAATCTCTTTAAGGATTTCTTCTTTATTCATCACCAATCAGGATAATGTGATATGTTTCCAATATATTGATATATTAAATCCCATCCAAATACAAATGTCTCTCCATTTTCATCTTGAAGATAGAAAGGCATAGTAGGATACATTCTCCTTGCAGTATAATACTGACTAACAACTGCATAGTCATCATCAATACATCTTTCTTTTTCTAGTTCTTCTTCAGTCATATTTGGGCAACTTCCTATTAAAATTCCAATACTCGAATTTCATATACAATCGATATATTCCCATTAAAGATCTTTTAACAAATTCCTCAAGAAATAATAAGGAAATAATTATCAAATCAAATCCAGTCATATTCGTTGAGGAGGATTAGTAGGATGATACAGACCATCTTGTTGATCAGTATGCCAATGTTCCGGAAGATGCATCATAGGAGGTTCTAACACCTTCTCAATAGACTGAGACATTCTACGATATCCTGTTCCCACATACATCTGTCCAGCAAATACTGATAGGGTTGCCGCACCCCAGAAAAGATAATAGAATCGAGACTTAACTTGATGTTTTTGTTTACTCACTGCTTGAAGCTCCTCATAAAGATCACGATTGGTTACTGGGGGTTTCACCGGAATTTACACCTATCAATTGTTTTAGTTGTAGAATAGTCTTCCATTCTATCAAAGAAAATTAATTCACCATCATAATAAGATTTGATGGTAGATTTCTCTTTCCAATCAGAACCGACTATGATTATATCAGGTTTAAGTGATTTTATCAACTCCTCAAATTCTGGTTCACTAGAAAAGAATATTACTTCATCTACTGATTTTAAGTTCTCAAGAAGAAACTTTCTCTCTTCCTGATTATGTATAGGTCTACTAGGACCTTTCTTTTCTTTTACACACTCATCAGTATCAATCCCAACAATAACATATCCCAAAGTTTTTGCATACTTTAAAAGTTCAAGATGTCCCCTATGAAGAATGTCAAAGGTCCCATTAACAAAAACGGTTTTCATTATTTGAACTTGCATTCAACCATAATTTCTGTTAAACATGCAAGCATATTTATTTCTTGGTCCGCGACGAAGGCAATCTGATACTGATACTTAGCAAGAACAAGAACAGCAGCAGGGAGGGAAGAAGGAACCAAGACCCCGGATAGAGAATCGTAAATACGCCGAAGTAAAACAGCAGGATCATTGTCCAGGTTATTGACACACCATTTACGTACTTCCGGAAAGTTCTTTTCTTTGAGGTTTTTAACGAGATCATTTACCCTAACATCACTAAAATGTGCAAGAATACCACTATCTATCTTTCCACCAACAGAGTATCTCTGACATTCATTTAAGACTCTTCTCCAGTCTGGGAAGTGTTTATTGATAAGTTCGGCCAAGACCTTCTTGTCAGCCTCGCACCTCTCTTGGTCCAAGATAAAGTTAAGTCTCGTGAAGAAAGAAGCCGCGATCTCCTGCTTTTCTTTCCCACGTATGCCAAACTCGACCACAGCACACCGCGAATGGAGCGGTTCGATGATTTTATTTTTATAATTACAGGTGAAGATAAACCTACAGTTGCGCGAAAACTCCTCAATCGATGCCCTAAGCAATAATTGTACATC